CAAAGGTTCGGCCATCCTACAATGGGCCTACTCCTTCTTTAAAAGATCCGCTTGAAGCTCAAGTGGGACTGGGCATATCCGCAGATTTCGCTACGGGCCCCAGCCCTATTTCAACCGACCGGCCGAGATCACACCTTCTTTAAACAGCGAACCGCTGCCTCCAACTCATCAACTTCAGGGAAATGACTTCGACGAACCGTTGAACGAGTCAACTGACGTTGGTGTACATCCTAGGGTGAGTCACCTCATGATCCAATTTCCCTTAATTGTCTAATAGAGCGGGAGCGCTAAGCACTGTGGTGAATCCGACGGCGTTAGGGTCACTTTTTCTCTTTTGTTAGCAGCTCGACGGAGCCGACGTCTACCTCTCCCGCGAGGACCTCCTCGTAAGTAGGTAACCTACCTCTCATGGGAATGAGAAGCGGAAACCCTCTTTTAATTCGCTTCACGGGCTGCATATACGCCTTGGCGCCACCCACGTTCCTACTGACACAGCCGCCAGAAAAGCCGTACAAGCACGGCTTAAAATCAGGGGCATCAGTCTTCGTGGACGAAATGGCTAGGTGTAGGAGCATTGCAGCTCGTGAACTCGAGAAGACCTCGAATCCAGTCCTCCACTTCCACGCGGCTAACTCAGCCAAGTTCTCTTTCTTCTCTTCATCGTCTAAAAGACCCGCATCGACATACTCACAAGTGAGTGCCAGTCCGTTCTCAATCTTAAGACTCGGAGTTTTCCGATCACTAGGGCCTAATCGTAAGCCAAATTTCTTTGTCGCTCTGTACGCAAGAGGGCCTCTAAAGCCCAAGTCATGCGTAGTCAGACCTAAGGGTCTAATTTTTCCTATGTTCCAGCTGAACCAGGCGAGTGCCGCCCTATAGCGGTACGACCCCTTCAACCCAGCAATAAAATCATCAAACCCCTTGGAGAGGGTGTCAAGAGATTCGGACTCCCGCAGCATCCCCATACGGACAGTCGCAACCACACGATAAAAAGCGCCTCGGCGCTCACAAAGTGTGGAATTAAGCGAACCGTAGTCCGGGGAGACCGAAGTCTTAGTCTTTTCCACCTCCAACGACAACGAACCAACTGTGTCCATCCAGAGCGCACTGAAGTGCGGTCCGGAACGGAACAGGATATCGTCGCCGTTAATCAAACATGGAAACTCCGAACAATCAATCCCAACTGTATCGCCTGACCACAGGAAAGCGATCCTGTTCTGCAAACAAAGCAGAGGGAAAGAAAGAAAGGAACCCATCATTTGACCTCTCCTAGGGGTAAACTCTTCAATACCGTGTTCAAGGTTGTACAAAAGGGGACGTAAGATTTTCATGGCGTATGCTTTCATCGAGCCCGGCACAGAGACCGCGGACCTAAGCAACTCGTCAAGAATAGCCTCGGCAACTTCTATAGAGAGGTTATCCGTGGCGCTCTTGTAATCCCCTGATGTCAAAGTTTCACCTTTTACATAAGAAAAACCAGCGCGCTGTAGAACGTCAGTTGTAAAATCGCCCCGGCAGAGCCATTTCTCGCGCGAAAGCTTATCATAAATCGCCTTATGAAGAGGGCGAAGATGAATAGCATCCGCTGAGAACTTACTCAGGGGGCGGGGTTTCCCGGCACTTTGGACAACAGTGAGACTGGACGCAACACTGAGAGGACGGCTGGCGCCGTCCAAACAGGTTGTGAGGAAGTCGTGATGTCTAAATCGTCCTTCCTGATTAATGAGATCAGGTCGAGAGACGTAACCGTGTACTCCTCCGCCACTGCGGCGGTTTTCCAAACATGCTGACAAAGAAGGATCGGTATACAATACACTAGATTCGTAGAGACCGGAGTCCCACCCGTGAGGGAACAGGCTCCGAACGATCCTACGCGCAAAAGTGATGTAACCGCGGGGAAGTGAGGGTGGTGGAGACTTGAAATGGTCAGCGACGGAAGATAAGAGAGGGGCTTCCATACACCGGCATGATGCCGGCTGTAGCTTCTTGATTGAATTCCACGCAAACTCAGCAGACCTGTCCTGTGAAGGACAGTCCTGCAAGTAGCGCTTCGTTTCCCTTGACAGGCCGACACAGT